GGATGAACCGCGTCGCGATCTTGCCGGCCAACCAGCCTTCCACGTCAAACGCGCTGTCATCCAGCAGACGCTGCGACGCCTTGGGCATGGCCGACAATTCGTGCAGCTTGATCGAGATGCGCTCGATCGTCGGGGTCGAGGTTTCCGTCGTGGCCGCCACTTCGGTTGCCCAGCCGGACCCCACTTCGCTGCGGTCGATCAGCACGTCGAACGAGGTCGCGTCAATCTGCACCACGTTGGCCACCGACCGCAGCGACGAGGTTGACACCAGCATCGAACGGATGCTGTCCGCCGTCTGCGGGTCCACCAGATAGCCGCCATCGGCATTGACGGCCGTCGACATCGCCTTGCCTTCCAGAACCAGGCCGCGCAGACCGTCGTCATCGCCGGTGCGGACATAGGCGGCAAAGGCCTTCTTGTGGGGAACGTCCAGTTCGGCATGGGCCGAAAGGGCGGGGCGGGCATAGGTCATCGTCTTGCGATCCAGCATGGTCAAACGCTCTTCCTGTTGTTTCAATGATAGTTTCACGTCGTCTTGAAAGCCTTTGAAGGCGTTCACAAATCCGGCCATAGCGGATTTCACTTCCGCACCCGGATGGGCCAAAGGCATATCTTCCCCGGCCCGAGCCTTAGTCTCGGTCATATCGTTTTCCTCAGGTTGGTCGTGAAAGGCCGCTTAACGCCCGGCCAAAGACAGCGCGGCGTCATCAAAGATCGCCGCCAACTCGCGCCAAATGTCGGCATCGGGCGTGTCGCCCTTGGCCGAAACCCGCGCCTCGGGAAGCATCGGAAAGGTCACCAGCGACACCTCCCAAAGCTCCAGCTCCGACAACAGGCGCTGCCCCTTGCCATCGCGTTCCGCCTTGACGGTCCGGTACCCGATCGACAATCCGTCAATCGCCCCCGCCGTCAGCAATGCCGCCGCCTCGCGGCCCTTCTCCACCTCGGTCAGGATGCGGCCCTTGACATACAGCCCCACCCCATCCTCACGCACCTCGTCCCAGATGCCGATGGGCTGGGTCGGATCATGCTGCCACAGCATCTTGACTGCCCGCCCCGAACCGGCCAGCCGCGCCAGCGAGGCGCCATAAGCCCCCTTCTGCACCACATCGCCGCCCTGATCCTTGATGCCGAACAGGCTGGCATAGCCCGCCACCACCGTGCCCTCGACCACCAAGCCCTTGTCGGGCTGGTGATATTTGCGCTCCGGCGCGCCTTCCATCTTCCAGTGCATGCCCATCCTCACTTTGTTGCTGCCATGATGATTGCCTCGGCCATCTGCGACAGCAAAAATGCCGCAACTCCGAACACCCCCAGCCAGATGCGCTTTTCCAACCGCTCCAGCACGGAATCGATCTGCGCCAACCGAAAATCCAGCGCCGCCCAACGCTCTTCGGCCACACGCTCATTCGCCTCGATCCGCGCTGCGGCAGGATCGAAACTGTCCAACAGGTAACGTGACCCCTCAGGCGTCCGCCGCGCCGTCATGCCCCCTCGGTCAGGGGCGGCAACCCCAGCAGAACCCGCTTTTCATTGGTCGTCAGGAAATCCGCCGCCCCAACCCGCGCCCATTGCTGATCCCGTTCCGCCGCCAGCGCCGGCACCTGGTCCAGATCGGGCCGCAACTCAACAGCCTCCCCCGTGAACTTCGACAACCATGTCGAAATCCCCGCCGTCACCCGCGTCGCCAACGGCAGCACGGTCAGCCGGAAAAACGCCCGGTTCGCCTCCTGATAATTGGCATAGGTGGCATCCCCCGGTATCCCGATCAGCATGGGCGGCACGCCGTAGGCAATCGCAATCTCCCGCGCCGCCGCCATCTTGGTCTCATGAAACTCCATGTCCGAGGGCGAGAAGCCCATCGGCTTCCAATCGAGCCCCCCTTCCAGCAGCATGGGCCGCCCGGCATTGCGCGCGCCCTGATGATGCGCCTCCATCTCGCTCACCAACCGGTCATACTGATCCGCGGTCAGCGTGCCCTGCCCGTCTGCCCCCTTGTAGACCATCGCCCCCGAAGGCCGCGCCGCATTGTCCAACAACGCCTTGCTCCAGGCCGAAGCCGCGCCATGCACATCCACCGCAACCGCCGCCGCCTGCATCGGCGACAGACCGTAATGGTCATCCTGCGGATGGAAGGATTTCAGATGACAGATCGGATTATACGCCTCCGTCACCGCAAACCGGTGCGTCCGCCCCCCCACGACATAGTCATAGGCGACAGGCCAACCATCCGCCCCCGGCACCACATTCATCCGGTCCGACCGCAGCACATGCAATTCCCCCGGCAACGCCTGCACCCCCGGCACCGCCTCGACATAGGCATTCCCGGTCAGCAACAGGTTGCCATAAATCGCTTCGAACAACTCCGCCCGCCCCTGCGCCCCATTCGGTTGCGCCAGCAGCTCCAACAGCGGATGCCGGTCATACCGCGCCAGACTGTCCTGCAAGATCAACGGCAAGGCCGCCGCCGCCTCCGCAATCATCTTGACCGACCGAAACCCGATAGGATTGCCCAAGAACCCGGTTTTGGTCAGGCTGGTCGCATCACGCGGGCTCCACGCGACCCGCCCCGACGACCCCCAGGCCACCACCCGGCCCGTGGCCGACGCCTTCTTCTCCACGCCCGCCACCGGCGGCCCCGCCTCTGGCGCACGCCTCAGAAAATCAAAGACCATAGGCCTACTCCTGTTGCCTCGGGCATAGCCCATCCAACCGCTACCCAACGGGGCGGCAGCACAAATCTCGGGCCGGACCAAAACCTTGGCCCCTGCCATTCATCTTTTCAAAAATATCCCCGCCGGAGGCACCTCGGCCGCCCCCAGCACCGCCCTTACAGGGTCCGCATCTGAGGCCGCCGGTACTTCTCCGACGGCTCCACCACCAGATCGGTCACACCCCAGACCAGCGCGTCCACCCGGTCCGGACTGCCCCTGCCCATGTAGCCGCCCCGCGTCATCTGGCACATCTGCTCTTCCAACTTCCGCAGGCCCGCGACATGCGCCACCCGGCCCTGCTCGTACAAGGCCGCCACCGGCTCCGCCCGCACCATCTTGCCACGTGAGGCGCGAACTGCGCGGTAGGGCACCAAGGGGTCAATCTGCCGGATCATCCGCTCCACCAGATCCCCACCCTGATTGACCTCTGCCACCAGCCGGTCCGCCTTGTGCCGGTCCATCGCCGCAATTGCGGCCCGTGCCCAGACATCGGGGCTGGCCCCGGTCACAGAACAATCCTCCAAGACCACCACCCGCCAATCCTGCGGCGGCCCCTCGGTAAAGGCCCCCACTACCACAATCCCGCATTCATCACTGCCCTTGTGGCCCGTGACCGGCGGGTCCACCGCCACGACGATCCGGTTCAGATGCGGCACCTCCGCAACACGCAACCCGTCCAGTTGCGCGCCCGTCCACATCGCCCCTTCGACCGCCTCCAGCAGCAACCCCTCCAGCTCTTGCTGGCCTTGGGCAGTCCCGGCATAGCGCGCCTCAACCTCCTCCAGGAAGGATGCCGCCAGATAAGCCCGGTTCGCCGCCGTGGGCGCATGTGTCTTCACGGTCGAGGGGTTCTTCAACACCGCCTTCAACACGCCCACATTCTGCGGCGTGGTCGTGACCACCTGCCGCGGATTGTCGCCCAACCGCAGCGCGAACTGCAACTGATCCCAGGTCTCCTGCCCCTTCTTCCACTTGGCCAATTCATCAACCCAAGCCGCATCAAACTGCGGCCCCCGCAAGCTGTCCGGATCATGCGCCGAAAACACCTGCGCCACCGCGCCATTGGGCCAAACCAACTGCTTGCGCGTGGCCTGCCACTCGGGCCGACGATCCGGCGGCGAACAAGCCAAAATCCCGCTCTCGCCAAAGATCATGACCTCGCGGACCTGATCCACCGTCTCGCCCACCAGCGCCACACGCCGCGCGACACCCTCATCCCCCGGCAGCGCGCTCTCCACCTGCGCGCGCACCCACTCCGCCCCGGCCCGCGTCTTGCCGGCACCCCGCCCCCCCATGATGACCCAGGTCTTCCAGGCCCCATCTGGCGGCAACTGATGCGGCAGCGCCCAGAATTCGAACATCCAGGGCAGCGACAACAGCGCGTTGTCGCTCAAACCCCCCAGAAATTCGTCAACCTCACCCTGCGTCG